CTGGGGGAAAGTATTCTTCCGGGGGAGCTTGAGTAGGAATAGGATCTGGAATCCCAGGATCAGGAGTAAAATCCGTTCCCCATCCTGTATCCATCGGAGAAGGGGGCATCTGAGGAGAAGGGGGTACGGCCCCAATTCCAGGAGGAGGATTAGTTTCCTGAACAAATCCACTGGGCTTTTTCCGTTTTACGTCATGGCCGGGATCAAAACTAACGCCGTATCCGCCTTCGTCACCATTCATAATCTTTCCTTACGCTGACCAGTTTCCACTACCGCGTTTACGTCGAACATCACCACCACCAGTCGGTGGAGCTACTCGTGTTGGCTGAGATCCAACCCTCTGACTTTCCTTGCCTTCCCCAAAGGGACGTTCAGGTGAGCCTGGGATCCGATGTTGGCCTCCCTGTGCTCCTCGGAAGAGTTGCTGATCTCCAAAAGGTGTGCCTGAGAAGGCATAGTTGCCTTCTTTATCTCTGTTAATGCCCATCAAGGCGAGTCCTGCATCCATTCGTGCCATAGAGGGATGAGATCCCATGGCTTCTGATGGAGGTGTTGGAGCTTGAGCTGCATGACCCCCTGCTTCTTCCACATGACCTGCTATCCTTGACCCAAAAGGGTTCGCAACATTCATTCCTTTGCTCATCAACCGATCATTTGGTCGATAGTTGGCAGGATCAGTCGCACTCAAGGCAACAGGAAATGGGAGCATGCCTCCTGTCATTCCTACAGGCTGCTGTAGAGGATCAGGGTCCATCAAAAAGGGAGTCTCAGCTCGCTTTGAGTAGATATTCCCAAGTCGGCCCATACCTTCAGCAGCATGCCAGACCTGATAGCGAGGGTCAGTGATTTGTTCATCTACTTCATGGCCTGGAGGGAAGAAATCAGGTCCACCCCCAAATCCTGTAAGGGATTGATCCTCATCTCCCCCAAACAGGCCTCCCAATGAGCGTCCAACGCCCCCAGCCAGGTAACCCAGGCCCTTTAGTCCCGCTGAACCCATACCAAACAGGGAAAAAGGCTCAGCCAGGAGTATCTCCTGATTGGCTGCCATGTCCTGGAATAACAGTAGAAAATCGAGCATTTTTTATACCTCTTGCAGCCTAGATTATAGCACCTGGAGGGCGATAACCCCCCTAATATCAACGTTATTGGTAATACTGGACGGCCACGAACTGTGGTCTGTCCTGTAGCAGTACAACTTATCCGTGCCCCCGGTGGTGATATACCCTTCCGTATCGACCGATCCTTTGATAACTAAGGGACCTGTGTAGGTCGTCGTCGTCGCTTTCATCCCCTTCGGGAGCTGAATCCTCAGTTCGTTCCCCATCCCCGAGCCAGTTGTCGTGTCTTCCAGGAAGAAACTCACCATCAGAAACTGGCCGATTTTGATAAATTGATACAGCTTCTGGTCTGCGCTGGCGACGGTCCAGGTTCCTGAGTTTGCGGTGAAATTTCCCGCCACGAACGTTACGTCTTGCCATGACTGCTCCTGTTGAATCCGTTGAACTCTGTGTCTCGTATCGGTCAGGGTGAAATACATGGCACGCATGGCCTGTTCTGTCACCACACCTGACTCTTCTCTGACGCGAGCGAAATCAGGGACCGGGAAATCGAGAGGGATATTAGCTCTGGCCATCAGCCTCGACGGGAACTCCCTCTGCCTTTTAGTCTTCGTCTAACTCTTTCCGATTCCCTGAACCGGTCAGGAGAATGATCATCCTGGAGCTGATACTTTGAGGGTTTTATCATATTCTCAGGAGGTGCTGTCCAGTCTTTGGGGGTTTCGTCCATCATCCTTCTTGCAACTTTTATTTTCTCTGAGCCAAAAAGTTTGTCGTACTTTTCTGGTGTGAGGCCCATCTTTCCCAATATGCGTGCTTGTTGTTCCTGCTTGAATGCAGCTTGCCGAGCAGCTTCTATTGGATTGTGCTCTGGGCTTCTAGAGAGCTTCTTTAGTTGCAGTTGATGCGGAGCTTTTTTACGTAAAACCCCCTGAATAAGTTTCGCTTTCGACATTAGTCCTGCAACCTCCGTCTGGCTCCCGGCAAAATCTGATACCCCAGCGTCATCCCCTCAAGACTCCATGACCCATCCTGTGCATCATCGCTAATCCTGATCCGACACCCAACATCTTCTATAAAGTCTCCGTTTGTCCCCTCCATATTGATGATCTTCTGGACAGAGTCAGTCGGCAGCACAATGTTGCTCTCTGCTGCGGTCTGAATCCCATTCCCGTCTGCGGTAATCAACTGCATGGACAACGCAGCAAGCGACTTACTGGCCCCTCCGCGACTAACGGCCTCGTCCGAACTGGCTCCTGACATCCATTCAACACTCAAGGTCACATCAGAATCTGCTTCCGCGATGATATCTACCCACCGATACCGCTTGACTGCTGCCATGAGCTTTTGTGGCGATCGGGTATCCCAGGAGTTATCGGTTCCGTAGAGTACTTTTGTAATCCATCTCGCAGGGATATTCGATCCATCAAAACTATCCCCATCGAAGAACTTGTAACAGAACCCACCCTTTCCTGGCTGGGCTTCTCCTGTCAGGATGACTTGTGTATCACTGGATGTTTCTACCGTCGTGGAAGCAGCCATGGGCATGTCAGGCCAGACATACCACACACCCCAGCGATAGCTCCAGGTCACAGCTTTGGTACACTCTGCCTGTCCTCCTGATGGTGTAGTCCCAGGCCAGAACCAGACAATATGTCCACTTTCAATGTCATGGACGGCATGGACTTTACTCCGTTGGGCATACAGGAACTCTTTCAGGGTTTCCTTTACGGGAGTAGAAATCACCGTGTCGTTATTCCCATCAAAGATCCGAATGTCCCCCAATGGTGTGAAATAAGCCTGCATCACCCGAGGGGTTGTGACTTGGTTTCCACTGGAATCGGTATAGACCGCCCCTGCTGGTACCTTGATAACACTTCGATGACTCACAGTCCCAGTCACGGCATTTGACTTCATCCGTGTCCAGTCCATGATGTCGGAAACTATTTGACCAGTGCCAGTGACGGTCCAGATGGAACGCTCACAGAACACGACCAACATTCCCTCGAAATCCCCCACCAACCCTGTAACCACATCCCCGACAGATGTTTGGTCTGTGAAATCGAGGTAGTTGTTTGTTCCCACCTGATCGGGGAGACCTGGATCTGACCAATGGACGCGTCGGGGGTTGGTATCTGTCCTTCCCCACCACAATCGCTGTTTGTGTGGCTCACAAAAATAACTCCCTGCTGGTGGAGCATCTCCATGCTCTGCAATGGACCGATTCACGACAATCGTGAGGTCATCAGTGTTGTCAGTGTACGCAGCCGTTGTGCGTCCATCGATATAGGTCACCAGATAGAATGTGGTCCCGGATCCTGTGGTGCGGTAGAGTTCATACCCCACTACATCGGTGTCACTATCTGCTGTCCACGATAAGTTGCACTGTTCATCCTCAAGTTGAATGGTATTGGAGGTCGTGGAGCCAGGATGACGCGTGCCATCAGCTTCAACACTGACCAATTTCCAGCTATAACTGCCATTCAACAACCCACTCGCGGTATTGACCGCACCAGTCGGTGTAGGAGATTTCGTGGAAGGCCCAGCCACCGATAACGTTGACCCATTCCAGGCCCGTGGCGTGACCACCCCATTCGTGAAGAACAACGTGTTGTCTACTTGAGCAAAGTCAGGGATACGACCGCTGGATTCATCCTCTAAATCGATAATGAACGTCCAGGCAGCTCCATCATTCGTGGAGTACCAGAGTTCATACTCATCCGAACTGTCTCCGTCATTTGTTTCAAAGACTCCAATAACCTGACGATTGGAAATGGCTGCCCCTGTTTGTCGGTACCCTCGCAGGGCACGGACCATAGTAGCTGCCCCTCCAGTATTGGTCGTCACCGCAGAGCTATTCTGTTTGCTGTATCCCAGAATCTTCTTGGCTCGACCTAACTTATCAATCCAGAGATTCCTCGATCCACTCGAAGAATAAATCGCGGGCAGAGCGACCGAATGGATCCCTTCTTGTGTTCCCATGAACACGGTGAACGTCTGTGTTTGAATTGGATAGGGCATTAGATTGTGGCGACGTAGAACGCCTCTCCATCGGCTGCGCTGAGTCTGACAGGTCCGTTGGTCTCAGTGATGGTTTCTCCGTTTTCAAGGGAGATAACTCTATAGGGTTTTGCTTGCACTTCATGTAAGGTCACGCCTCCTTTCACTCCAGTCAGCGTCATGGCAAATTTATCTCCTTGTACCGCAGCAAAGGCTCTCGAAACTCCCCCATCAATATCCTCGAAACTCCAATGCTGCTGGAGGAGATTTGGGAAGGGATGTGGACCTCCACCGGCTCCTACCCGACAGGACTCCCAATTCGGGAGATCATCAGGGAGCAGGGGAATCACTGTTGAGAGCACTTTCATTAACTGTCCTGATTTTGGGTGCTGCACATAGGGACCACGATCAATGTGAACACCATAGATATCGTGATGCGTGGACATCGCACACCCAGCAATGAACGCCGTAATGGGAGCAGAGGCAGCTACGGCTACGTTATCTCCTGACTTATCCCAGCGTTGATGCTCATTGTCCACCGCTAATGGAGGACAACTCCCGATCTTATGTCGGGCATGCCATGGTTGTCTGACCCACCGCCATTCTCCCTCTGCGGTATCTGACCTCCGGGGGAAATGAATGGTAGTAACATCAGCAGGACTTCGGGCATAGAGATGATGGAGTCGTTCCTCCATGTCCTGCCAAGTGGCTGCTGATGGGGCCGAGAGTGCCATGGGTGCGCCACAGTGTTCCTTGAAGATCACTCCAGCTTCCCGGACTTCATTATCGGCCCAGTCATTATGTGAATGGTTCCATTCGTTTACGATCTCTACAAGACACACTTTATTGCGATTGTCATTAACCACCTCGGCCCATTCCTTGGCCATTCCATTAGGGTCATCAATCATGTGATGTCGTGTAAACAGCGTAATCTCCGATCGCAGTCCTCGCTCTCCGAGAGCTTTGATCGTTTTATCCATCAACGAGAAATAGTTTGGAGTGGTTTTGGGGTTGACCCCTCCAGGCCAGTCATGTGCTCCGAACCAACGCACATAGGTCATGCCACATCCCACCGCATATTCCGCTAAGGTATCAATTTCTTTGGTGTCATGCTGCACAGCGTAGGGTGCCCAGAATGCACTTAGACCCACCATAGGAAACGGCCCATGATCATCCCGAATGGCTCGTCGATCAGTCCGTAAATTCCCCCAAAAAGGGCGGGGTTCAGGACCCTCCGGGATCGGTTGGATATCTGCAAGAATCGAGGCCATGGAGCCAAACCGATCCTGTTCGTGGATCGCTCTCCAGAGGGCTTGATTGATAATGCCCTGGTCCACTGGCCTGCCAACTTCAGCTAGGCGTGATTTAACCGCCTGCTCAAAGAGGTAGGGATCTTCACAGATCAGCAGAAATGCACTATCCGTATGCGAATGTTGAATCCACCATTCGTAGTCAGGCTTCTTCATGGAGGAGATTAGCCTTCATTGCATCGTGGAGACTCTGCTTCTCTGCGTCCGTAGGCGGTGAACCTGTAGTGACTTCAAATACCGCGTAACTCGCAGCTAGAGCTTCGTCTGTAATCTTGCTCTCTGTCTCAAGGTCATCCCCGATATCATCGGCAAGGAATTCAACTTTCCATCCTTCAATGGTTTCTGCTGAAGGAGCCTCTCCCGGCCCTTCCCATGACCCTTCTCGCAACACCCCATCCATGCCAGCACCATCGACAACGAATTTTGCACCGGGGATTTTCCACGTAATGACGCTTGACGTATCGTGAAAAACATCGTTGTGCATAATCAGACCTCGATTTCTATGAGTGTGATAGACCCTCGACCATTTCCAGTCATCACATAGGTAGTACCAGTGTCCTGGCCGTTGTTAAATTCAACGGTGTAGGTAATTTCTGCCGTTGTTTCTGGATTATCGAAAATGCATATCGAGCAACCGCCAACATCGACTGTTGCGGTAGAAGCTGTCCAACCTGCCTGACTTTCAAAGTTGCCATTTCCGGGAATAGTACTTGTTGCTCCACCAGAAATGGCTCGTCTTACACGAAGTTGGCAACTGGTCGCATTTACTTTTTGGACACCGCCAATGGTAACGATAACTAAACACTTGTTATTGGAATCGGCCAGGGTGATGGTGTCTAGCACGTTGGTTGTGGCAAACGTGCTAGATGTTGAGCTAACCTGCGCCGTGTAGTACATACTTTGAACTTGCAGAACTTTTCCTGCGCTGATACCTGTGAGGTTGGCACCACTTAAGTCGGCAAGATAGGTGCTACTGAGGGCGGGAATTTTTCCCGCTGCGTTCACAATGGCGACGTTACCTGTGCCAGCGGTAATCCCGCCAGCGACATCAATGCTGGTTGCAGATGTATCTGTTGTGGCGAGCTTGCCAGCAGTCAACACATTCGTGCTGTCGTTATAGACCAGCCCTGCATCACCGCCGAACGATGACCCACCATCGTTGTATTGAACTTGGGTATCTGATCCTGCTGCACTGGTGGCAGACGGAGCTGCCCATGAACTATCCCCTCGCAGGAATGTTCCGCTGGATGCGGTCCCTGACCCCAATCGGGCAGTAGCTACAGTCCCTGATGTAATGTTGCCAGCAGCATCACAGCCAATACTGGCTCGTAGAGTTGATCCAGCTTCAGCGACAGGATCGGTTGTTCCGTCACCGACAATCATTTCCCCATCAGCAAGGACAGCCATCGCTTGGATGTTACCCGTTCCGTTCCCAAGCAACACGCCCCCATCGGTCAGCGTACTGACACCCGTGCCACCGTGGGCCACACCCACATCTGTTCCCTCCCACACACCTGTCGAAACGGTGCCAAGAGTGGTAATGGCTGTCGAGCTTCCGACATCTAGCGTGGTGGGATCTGTCGAGCCGTCCCCAATCAGGATTACGCCATCGCCCAACACGGCTGTAGCGGTGATTGCACCAGTCCCACTCCCAAGCAGCACACCGCCATCTGTGAGAGATGTGGCACCTGTGCCTCCACTCCCCACCGCTAATGTGCCTGTGACATTTCCCGCTGCGAGGTAATAACTCCCCTCTTGGTCATCGAGTTTGTCAGCGTTGAGGTTGGCTACTTTAGTCGTAGACGCAATCGTGAGAGGAGCTGTGCCTGTGGAGACATCAGCTTCTAGGGTTTGGGCGCGGATTTCATACCCACCGGCATCCCAATCCGCCGTCAGAGCCACGGTGCCATTCGCTTTGACAAACCCTGTAGCCTCGATCCCGTCGAGCTTGTCGGCATCCAGATTCGCCACCACCGCTGCACCAGAGTTCACCGCAAACGGGGCATTGGTACTGCGACTAAAGGTGTGCAATCCGGTAATCGTGTACGCGTTCTCTTCCGTGACAAGGGTATTGCCGGAAAGATCCGCATCCGTATTAACTACTTGAATGTCTGCCATTATTTAATCCAAAAACTGTAAAAGGTACCCCAAACCTGCATCTTCAAGTATCTTATAGATTGCAGGATCCCGTAAGTTTATATCTTCTCGTTCCCCTAATGTCCGTGTCACTGGAAGAGGATTCCTTACGGCAACTTCTGGGGGAGGTCCGATCTGTGGATTATCAAGTCCTCTGTGCCCGTAATATGTCAAGAGGGCATCAATATTAGCTCCATACTTCGGATCTCTTCCTACTCCATACAAGTCTCGATTCTGCCCCCTGTAATTCAACCTAGGTTCAGAAATTGAAGGGTCATTTAGTGCGCGTTTTCTCCTCTCTCGTTCTTCTAGAGTAGGATCTGGCGTTCCTGTCAGGGGAGGTTGCCTTTTACGGAGGTTCCCTAGGTAATCTCTGTAGTCATCTTGTGCCATCAGCTACCTCACACTTCGATGTACACCAACGCTCCGTCAACAGACTGGGCACCACCGAGTTCCATCTGACCAGTCAGGGCTGTGCCTCCTGCCCCATCTTCAAACCGAATCGTCACAGCCGTGCCAGTCATGGTAAAGAAGGCTGCCAAGACACGGATTTTCTTCCCTGTTACCGCAGCGACCAGGGTATTATCCCCACTACTCGCTGCGTCAATCTTGGCATGCTTAACGAGTTGAACATCTCTGATATCTTGAAAATCTGCCTGTATAAACCCCATCGGGCACTCCTAGGTTGAATGTGTATATCTATAGTCGTAACCGGGGGCACGATCTCGGTTGAAACGCCCCAGTGCCTGGATCACAGGTCCAAACACTTGTGCCCCGACTTCATTGACACCTGTCCCATCGTCATCTTTACCAGTTCGCAGTAACTTCGTTGCGAATGTTGCCATGGGCATAAGTGCCATGTCAGGGTAGGCAAATGTTCCACTTGCCGTGATATCACTTGCCGGAACAAAACCATAATACCGAATGGTATAGACCGCATCAGGGACAGGACTCCAGTACACGGTCTTCCCATTTGTCCAGTACTTCACAGGTTTCCCTGTGGTGGCTGGAGCTGTAATTAAAGGAACAGTCGTGTGGTAGTAGTCCCCTGTTGCTCCTACCCGATCTAGATCCCAGGCAGGCTTTGATGTTCCAGCGTCAATGTATTGCAATCGATCCAACCGCATGAGTGTGGTTGGCATGGTCGATGACTCGGTATCTGCTGACGTGGTAAATGTCCCAACAGTTGATCCATAGACATTCGGTTCCAAGGCCAAGATAGATTCAAAATGATCCTGAGAAGCATTCAGGGCCTTGAGAGCTTTACTGACTCCTGTTTCCCCAGACTGCAACTGTAAGCCTCGGTCCATGACCTCCATAAGATCCAACATTGTTTGTCCAGTCGCCATTTAATCCCCCGCATGGTGATTGACGAACTTGCTGCCTGATGACGGTCCACGCATACTGACTTGAATCTTCGTGTGATCCCATTGATCACTTCCGATATCCTCGACAGTTTGCTCTCTGACCGCCTCTCTTTGGTCTTTGTCTCGTTGGGCTTCTGCTTCTACTCTTGACCAATACTGTTTCCCTGTCCCCCATTTCCTGCCACTTTGCTCGTAGACAGCAGCCAAGATTCTCTCATCCAGAGGAATATGTTGACCTTGGGAGTTCTCAGCTTCAAACAGTAACAACCACCCTGGACAGGCATGATGCTGGATTCTTGGTCGTCGATACCAGACCAGCCACCGCTCCTTGATAGGATGCCATGTGATATCCAAATCATCATGGATCGCTTTGAGCTGCCGTCTGAACCAGTCAGGTGCTGTCTTGACTCCAAATCTCTGAGGATGCCAGTACAGCAACGACTCTTCTATGTGAACAGCTTCTGCCATAGGTCTCGGTGTTGGTCTGGGTCTTCTTTCGCTGACTTGAGATGCTTTGCTACTCTGGACTTGGCTAGGTTCAGTTGAGCTTGAGACCCAGCACTATAGTTCGTCGTCCAACCACAAAGCGGGCAGGCCACTGTACCAGCGTCCATGTCGATATCCAAGTCATCGGGGAGCGGAGCTTCAGGTTTAACCCAACTCGGGACAAAGCCCTCAACAGGCCCATCTCGTAACGGTAGCGCGAAGGCATGTCTATTTCCATCTTTGTCGATATAGGTTGAGACCTTTTTACCTGAGTCTGAACCTATCCCTCCACGATGGGGGCGACCACGGGAATCCCATGAGTGCATCGATGGGAATCTTGGGGCACCCCGAGCTGACATTTCCTTCCAACGGATCCATTCAGTCAGGTATGTTTCGATCGATTTTTTGACCTCTGCAATTCCTGTCCAAACCCACCCGCGATGGTTACGTTCTTCTTCCAGTTGGTAGACTGCCCCCAGGACTTCCTGTACAGCCGTTGCATTCACGCCGTCCGGTAAGTTGTCCTTGAGCACGGTAATGGGAGATTCCCCCAAATGCTTCAAGAAGAACTTATTTTCCTCTAACGAATACTTCACTGGATCGAAAACATCCATGCGCCCCCTTCCCTACGTTAGTAGGTTGTGTTTGTACGAACAGGATTCAGTACGATATGCACTGACCCTTCATACGCTGTTACTGTTCCCGTGTAATTTAGTGCAAGCTGTTCACCCTTATCGAGCTTCCTGTTTGCTAAGGTCGATGTCAGGGTGGATTGCACTGGTGTATTGGCTGTGCTGTCCAGTGCCAATGTCGAATCCAACGCGGTCGTCAGACTCCCAGGGGCGGTTCCTGATGCAGCCACACCGACATCCAATGTCGTGCTGCTGGCTCCAGCCGTACTATGCACCTCACGCACATCCATGATTTCGTAATCCTGGTCAGCGACAAAGATGCCCGTGTCAGCAGCTTCTCCTGCTGAGATGGTATAAGCCACATGAACCGGAGCGAGTTTTGCGATTGCTTTGATACCCATACTTACCTTCTTTCTGGCGAAGTGACGGGGAGAAGGCCAAAGTTAAGAGTAAGACTGAGATTCATCTCTAGCCCCCTCCCCCACCTACTCAGTTTACGATTCTGCTACGTCTTCGATCTTCGCACCGGCTGCTGGGTTGTCACTCAGCAACTGACCCTGCCAGTACCATGCCACCTCAAAGGTTGCATTGGAAGTCTGACGGAAGAATGGTGTGCCATCGAAGATTTCACTGACTGGACGAGGAGCTGCATTCTCACCGTGACCGATGTAGAAATGCTCCGTATCCATACCAATAATGGTATTCGCAGCGAAATACGGCTCAATGTGCCATGGCTTACCAGAGAATTTGTAGATCGAACGGCCATCACCGCCCTTCTTCCCTTTCTGCTGGGCACCGCCTTTACGACCAGACCCACCGCTATCCAGCGCACTTGGTGAACTCATCGAATAGAACACGTCATCCTTCAGGAGTTCGTGGTATCGACGAATAATGGCCAAGTTACTCATATAGGCGTTGAGTTTAGCCCCGCCTTTTTCACGGACCAGATCTTCAAGCTGAAGCATGAGATCTTCGGTCAGTGCGCGGTTCGTTCCACTGTTTTCCAGGACTGCGGATTCCCAGTACTCATTTCCAGCAGTACTTCGGTTAATGCCACCAAAGTTCCCTGAAGGAGGATTGGCATCATCAATAATCCCTAGCAGTCCATCGGTGTGATAAATTGCCCCGGATTTCGTCGTGTTTTCAATACAGAAGAAATCCCCAGCAGCCGTGCCACTTGGAGCCGAACCACTAATTGTAATGGTTCGATTCGGAACATCCACTGCCGTGACAGTCCGTGAGGCTGCCAAGTCAGCGTCGTTGTCAGACGCGTCAATCAGGTCAACCGTCATCCCGACATCAACACTTGGCAGTGCATCAACCGTAATGGTGGTCTGGTTGTCAGCAGCAGGCATCACGGCCAGCTTGCCAAGACCATCTGAAATCAAATCAGCATTGATCAGTTTCAGGACGCGTCGGCGGAATCCCTGCTCCATCATTTTCAACGCCGTCTGGAACGCAAACTTTGAGTTCCGTGCGTCTTGGAGCAGTTTCCATGACATGTTGTACAGCCCCGTATATTCCTGGAGGCTGAAGGTGGCCTCTGCCGTGTCAGGGTTGAGGTTGGATGGCAACGCGCCACCTTCCGTAATACCCGTCCACGCGCCGGGGTTCTTCACCATAATTGGCATGATGAATTGCCCACGACCGCCCAGAGGCTTTTTCATTTTCTGGAACATGTTCCAGGTAACGACTTCCTCATTTAAGAGGTAGAGGACCTGATCTACACCATAGGTGTATTTCATCGCCTCGATAACATCAGTTGTACTAGCCACAAGAATCTCCCCCCGGACTATTCATTTTGTCCAGGATTTAGCATGGGCCAAAGTTCATCAGCACGCTCTTGAGCTGTTTTGTACCCACCCGCTTTTGCACTTGTGAGTGATGACTCACCTCCCTTAAAGGGAAGTGGTGAAGTCTTGGCCTTTTCCGCAGCTTTTTTATCCATTTCCCTGAAGCCTTTTCGCATGGCCTCAAGTCTGGTTCGCACCATATCTGGATATTTCGCGTTCAGGTCTTTTCCTTCGTGTGAAAAATAGACATCTTTCAAATAGTCATCAGCCCACGGCTCATTGGGGAGTCCATGCTCATCACGTAACTGCTGAAATCGGCTGTTTAGCTCTGCTTCTGCTGACTTCG